AAAAGGTCATTGCTGACCAGTGGGGCGCGACCTTCACGTTAATTCAAGCCTATCGGCATCATGCCGGCGGCTGTCAATTCGTGAAAATTCTCAAGTTCACCCATGTACAAACTATCGTTTCGGCGGATGGTGAAGCCCACCCGGTCGAAGATGTAATACTGTTTGAAGTCCCCGAAGATGGCAATCTTCTCCGTTGAGGTGATGGTGCCGCCCAAGCCAGATGTTACATCGGTCAAGACGTTTGGCCTGCCGAGGATGAAGTCCGCCGGCGCCGCGGTCAGACTTGGGATGCTATGCACTCCAGCGGCGGTGATGGCGATCGAGTTGATGAGGGACGCTATGGTGGACTTCATCACCCAACTCGCGTTGGCCCGGTGCTGGGCGTTCAATGCGTAGTAAGTCCCTATGAGGTCGGCCCCGACCACGCTGGTAGCGTTAGCCATCGTGTAGAAAGCCACATCGCCATCGCTCATGATCCCGGCGTATTGCGTCGTGTTGTTCCCGGAGATTATACCAACGTCCTCGAACTGTCCAGCGGCTTCTTGGAATATCTGAGACAGGAACGCCGGGAGGTTGATGGCCGAGTCGTCCAAAAGTTCCCTTGAAACCTTGACCAGCCCGCCGGACTTCTCAACGGAGAACGTGACCTGGCCGACCACCGGCGTGGACTCGGTCGGCGCTGCTTCCTCAGCGATTGCCGCCCAGGTTGCCGATGCCAAAGTTGGCAGATACCCGTCCTTGCCAGATACACGGATTACGGTGCATAGGGGCCGAAGCTGGGAGCCGGGTACGCCCGTATCATGCACCACTTGGTTTATGAACTGCTCCGGGACGAAGAAACCGCCCTCGGCGTCGGTATCTTCTTGCATGGCCTTGATCTCGTCGGGACTGGCAGTTTTCCAGAACATATCCTCAGATGGCGACCGGAACCATTTGATGAAAGTGTCGGTCATAAACCGGGCTTCTTCCTTGATGTTGTCGCCCATCTGCTCCTGAACCCACAACGGCTGCGCCATTGCTGGCATACCTTTGACCCAGGATGCGGGCTTGTAATTGCTCTTGAGATTTGCCGTGGTGTCCATCGGGTTATAGATCGCCACATCGTTAGACGTGACCGGGATCGAGTTCAGCGGCTGATTAAATTCTCCGCGCAGCTTCCTCACCTGAGAGGCGGCGGCGTCGATCTCGTCAGCCTTGACCATAGTGGCCTGGGCTTCGTCGGCCAGTCGCTGGAAGGTTTCCATCTCGCCCTGCTCGACGGCGGCCTGAGCCTGGTCAAGCAATGCGCCGGCTTGGTTCCTTAATTCTTTTGTATCCATTTATAACTCCATCTATTGATTAACTTTTAACGCGAGGCGCATCCGGGCGAGGCGTAACCGTCGGATGGCCGTGTCCGCGGCGGTCATGGTGGCCGTGGCGGAGGCGGTCCCGGTTTGGTCGTCTGCCATGGATTCGCCGGTGGCTGGCTCGAACAGGATGCCGTTGTGGTCGCGACAGAATGAGCGGGCCTGGGCCTCTGTCCAATCCTCAACTGACATCCGGTAAGACGTGAGTGACCATTCTTCGGTCTGGGCGTGGCGTCCGAAAATGATGGTGATCTCTTTTCCGTCATAATCGCCGCCCTCGATGGTCTCGGAGGATGTGCGGAACCGGTTGTACTTCTCCGGGTCGCGGATGCGGCAAGCGTGGAAGTTGGGATATGGTTTGATCTCCGGCTCCGGGGCGGCATAGCTACCGCCGGACGTCGCCGACTCATAGGCTGAATGGCTCGCGCATGGCATCCAGACGGATTCCCCATCGACCTCCATCCGGTGGGCGCCGGAGCAGCCCAACGCCTCGGCCCTGGTTTCTGCCTCGGCCCGACTTTCGAATGTGTCCGGCGCCTTGGTTGACGCCGACTTTGCCGCGATCGTAGCAGTAGCGGGCGAAGCGCCCCGGATAACCGCGGATACTTCGACCCAGTCCAGATTCAATATTCGGCGGGTTGTTGTCTTGCCGGCCCGGTCATAGGCGACCGAATCGCCAGCCGGGAGGTTAAAGCCGACCGACCATTCCCGGATGTACTCGCCGGCGACGTTGGAATATGCCTCGCGGCCCGCCTGAGTCTCAAGGTTCATCTGCATCCGGGCATAAAGCCGATGTTCATCCCCGACGCCGCCCTTCTCAGCCTGGGCGAAGATTACCTTTCCCACCAACTTTCCCTGGTCGTGTCCGGCTAGGACCGGGATCGGCAGATTGCCGCGGATGCTGGCATCGAAGGCCGCGGGGTCGATTATGTCGCCGTCGGAGTCGCGGACGCCCATCGTGTTGACGTATGCCTCGACGATCCCCTGCCGGTCATCAACCACTTTTGCGTCGGACAGATAGAACTTGTTAATCACGTTAATTCCTCCGGGCGGTAATTCCTCGGCATCGGCTGCCAGTTAAGTGTTCCGTTGGGATGGTCGTCAATGTCCTGGGCTTGCTCCACCGTGTATATCTGGCCGTTGCGCTCGGCGCACGTCCGGCCATATGGATCGCCGGGGTCGACATATGTGTCGTCCGGGTCGCCGTCAATATCGTCGGCGCGGACATACTCAAAGCCCTGCTCCTTGAAGAAGCCGATGCTGGTTTGGTTCTGGCATCTCATTATCTCGGTGCGGGCGATCAACCGGGAGCGGTTCTCGGTCTCGGTCAGGATCGACCGCAGGCCGGGGAACTTGTCAGCCGGGACTCCCCGCGCCAATTGCTCGATGGAATAGCCCTGCTCAAGAGCCGCCGCCACCGCCCGGCTGATGGTCCGGTTGGTCGTCCCGTGGATCATAGTCGCCCGGCTGGGAGCCTGGACCAGGACCGACTGCACAAATGGCAATTGCTGCGACCATTCCAGAGTTCCGGCCAAACCGTTCTCGTTGATGGCGGACACGGTTTTCTTGCTCATCCGGAGCATAGCCCGCTCGACGATGGCGACCAGGTCGGGAAGTGCGCCGTCCGGCAAGAGGGCCGCGGGATTAAAGTCTGGCGGAAAGTCCTTGGACTCCGCGGCGGTTCGTTCCATCCATCGGCCCAGGATACCGTCCACGCGATTACGCAATCCGCGAAAATACCGCTGGACTTCCTTGGTCATCTGGTCGGTCTCGGTCTCCCGGTCCTCCAGCAGTTGCCGGCGCAATATCCCGGCGCGTCTTGCTGGTCGCGGCGCCTTGACGGTCGGCAGTTCCTTGAGCGTTTCGGTCGGGAGTGATTCCTCCACCGGAGCCGCGCCGACCGCTACCGGGGCCGGGGCGCCTTCCTCGATCTCAAAGACCGCCGCCGGTATACGCCGGACGGCTCCCTCGGCCAGTGATTCCAAGCCGAGCTGCTCGCGGGCTTCGTTCAATGTCAGGATGCCGCCGGCGAATAGCCCCGTCACCCTGGAGGTCATCGCTTCCCGGTCGTCAAGGCCGGACCGCATCGCGGCCCAGTCTACCGTCAGGGTTTCGTTGCCGGGGTAGTCGTCCATCATGTTCCGGTTAAAATGCCGGAGGATTCTGGACACCATCGGCTCCAGAGTCTCGGAGTGGAAGGCCATCCGCGCCTCCCGATAATTGGAATAAGTCGAGCGCTGCAATCCCACATTGGCGCCGACCAGAATGGCCGGGACGCCAAAAACGGCGCAGATGCGGGACTCGGTCAGATCGTGGAGTTCCGAGAGCGCCATATCTTTCGGCGAGTTAGCCATCGGGACATAATCGGCATCTTCGTCCAGGATGGCGACGCGGTGGAAGTTGGAGCGGCCACCGAATTGGGACCGCCACCGGGAGCGGATCACGCTGGCCTCCTCCTGGCTGTTAAGGCGGCGCTTGATTTTTAACAGGCCGCTGGGAACGCCGGCATTCTGGAAGTACACCTTGGCAAAGTCAGTCATATTGAGGTCTAGGTTGACGTTCCGCGCCAGGACTTGCAGAGGACTCAGCCCATAAAGATCGCCGCCGGGATTGGGCAGCGCCAGATGGCAGATGTCCTCGCGTGGTATGGAATAATCTTGCCCACCGACCGTGTAGACGTATCCCTCACTGCCGTGGTCCCCTCCAATGATACGGACACGGTCGGGCCGGAGGAGATAGAGCGCCGAGACTTTGCCGGACCTGGTCCGCTCCTTGAGCGTGTAGGCGTTGCCGGCCACCATCAGGAAGGTCACCAGATTCTCGATGAAGGCGTACCAATCTGATGTTGGGTTCGGCTTGGATGTTATATCATAGAGAGCGCCGGTCGTTACCTCGACGGCGCCGCCGTCAACGGCTGGAGCCTGGACGTAATACCGGGGCGAGGCTGCGGAGACTGCCAGCTCGCGGATGCAAGCGTGGACGATCTCGCTCTTGCCGTAGCCCTCGGAGGCGAAGGATTCGAAGCTGGCGTCGGGGTAGCTGGCTTGGCCCACGTCATAATTGAGCGGGACCGAGACCGCCACGTCGCCGGGTGCTTTGCGGAGTAAATCCCAAAAAGCCAAAAGCGACCTCCTCCAGCTTCGGGCGAAGATCGCCTCGGACACTTGCCGGATTGGGTCACTCCGGATAATCTAGCATAACAATGGGCAAAAGAAAAGCCCCGGCAATTAAGGAGGTCAGGATGCCAGAGCCAGGAGAAAGAGCGAGAGGCGACGCGATCGGAAAAAACCCGACGTCGTATTATGTCTGGGCCGAGTGTCCAGGTTGTGAGACCGGGCGGTGGGTTAATCCCAAGCCATCATATCAGGCATCAAAAAACCGGGTCAGGCTTTGCAAGACTCACGCGCTCAAGGTCAATCGCTTTAACTTTCGATTGCCGGGCAGCTCCGGCGCGGAGGGATATGCCCTGAAAGGGCGCGCCACCGATTAACTTTTGCTACTTTTGAGACCGGCCCGTCCGGGCCTTTATCGGCCAATAGC